AACGCTAGAGGATTGGGCCAAGTTTGACATATCAAATAGAACCAAGTTTGATGCATCTATTAGTTCGGGATTGGCGATCATGGCAAATCAGAAACACCTATACATGCCAGAAAAAAAAGAATCAAAAATAAGCATTACTTTTGCTAGGTACACAAACCAAGGTAATACAAGTGAAATCATTCGATGAAGGATGTCTTAATTAATATAACTGCAACAGGATTCCCAACTCAGTTTGTCTCTGATTCAGAGAAAGCATCATATGAGTATGGGCTACAAATAGGGCAAGCCATACAATACGAATGGTTCCGTAAGGACGGCAATCAGTGTAGGTTCTATGGCCAATGGAAAGATTTCCATAGACTTAGGCTCTATGCTCGTGGAGAGCAGTCCACCCAGAAATACAAGAACGAACTCGCCATTGATGGTGATCTTTCTTATTTGAACTTAGATTGGACTCCGGTTCCCGTTATCCCAAAGTTTGTGGATATCGTTGTGAACGGCATGTCAGATCGTATGTTTAAGGTAAAGGCTTACGCCCAAGACGCAATGTCTCAAGCAAAGCGTAGCAAGTACCAAGACGTTATTGAGGCTCAGATGGTGTCTAAAGACATTTTGGAAATCATCCAAAACAAGACGGGTATCAACGCATTCACCATGGATCCAGAGCAATTGCCAAACAATGACGAAGAGTTGTCGTTGTACATGCAGTTGAATTATAAGCCGGCCATTGAGATTGCAGAAGAGGAGGCCATCAATACAATCCTTGACGAGAACAAGTATCTCGACTTGAGAAAGCGTATCGATTACGATATGACTGTACTTGGTATTGGTGTAGCAAAACATGAATTCCTTTTGGGATCCGGCGTACAAGTTTCTTACGTTGATCCTGCAAACGTGGTTTACAGTTATACTGAAGACCCATACTTTAAAGATTGTTTTTATTGGGGAGAGATTAAAACAGTACCTATCACAGAGTTACTGAAGATAGACCCCAAATTAACAAACACAGAATTAGAAGAAATATCCAAGAGTGGTCAGGGCTGGTACGACTACTATAACGTAGGCCAGTTCTACCAGAACAGCATTTTCTTCAGAGACACGACCACCCTCCTATATTTTAACTATAAAACCACTAAGAAGATTGTTTATAAGAAGAAGTACTTAGAGGGCGGTGGTGTTCGTTACATTGAAAAAGAAGACACTTTCAATCCACCAACAGAGATGATGGAGGATGGAAAGTTTGAGCGCGTAGAAAAAACTATCGACGTTTGGTACGAGGGTGTCATGGTCATGGGGACAAACTACTTGCTTAAGTGGAAGATGTCCGAGAACATGGTTCGTCCAAAGTCTTCTTCTCAACATGCATTACCTAACTATGTAGCATGCGCTCCGCGTATGTACAAGGGAGCGATTGAATCTTTGGTGCGTAGGATGATTCCTTTCACTGACTTGATTCAATTGACTCACTTGAAGTTACAACAAGTAATCGCTCGTACAGTACCTGATGGTGTATTCATTGATGCCGATGGTCTTAACGAAGTGGATCTTGGTACAGGAAACGCGTACAACCCAGAGGATGCTTTGAGATTGTACTTCCAAACAGGTAGTGTTATCGGTCGTAGTTACACCCAAGATGGGGACTTCAACAATGCAAGAGTGCCTATCACTCAGTTGACTTCCAACTCTGGTGCTGCTAAAACGCAGATGCTAATCGCAAACTACAACCACTACATGGACATGATACGCACCGCTACAGGACTCAACGAGGCCCGTGACGGTAGTAACCCAGACCCGAACTCATTGGTTGGCTTACAGAAGTTGGCTGCGCTTAATTCAAACACAGCAACTCGCCACATCTTAGAGGGCGGTCTATACATATTCAGATCAATCGCGGAAGCATTGACCTATCGTGTGGCTGACATCCTTGAGTACGCTGATTTCAAAGATGACTTCATTAGTCGTATCGGTAAGTACAATGTGTCTATCTTAAATGAAATCAAGGACTTATACATTTATGACTTTGGTATTTTCTTGGAGATAGCACCGGACGAAGAAGAGCGCGCACAACTTGAAGCCAACATACAGATGGCTTTGTCTAAGGGTGACATAAATCTTGAGGATGCAATTGACATCCGCGAGATCAAGAACCTTAAGATGGCGAACCAATTGCTGAAGGTGAAGCGTGTCAAGTTGCAAGAGCAGAAGGACAAGATGGCTATGATGCAGCAACAGATGACCGCACAGCAGAACATGGAGTTGCAACAGATGGCTTCACAGTCTGCCCTTCAGAAGATTCAAGCAGAAAGCCAAGCCAAGATGCAGATCAAACAAGCCGAGGTGGCTTTCCAAATTGAGATGTTGAAGGCAGAGGCAGGTCTTAAGCAGCAGTTGATGGCCGAGGAGTTCAGATACAACATGACTCTTGCTGGTATGGACGAGCAGCAGATCTCTAGCAGAGAGAAATCTAAAGAAGACGCTAAGTCAAAGAGAATAAGCCAGCAGAACAGCGAGCAATCGAAACTAATTAATCAGCGCAAGAACGACTTGCCGCCAATCAACTTCGAGTCCACAGAGGATTCTCTTGATGGCTTTGATTTGTCAGTGTTCGAGCCTCGCTAAACGATATTGAAAAAAATATATAAATTTGTAAAAATTAAATCTAATCAAAATGGAAATCCAAGTAAGAGAAGTAAAGGCTATTGAGGCCAAAGGAGTGCAGGAACTCGAGAGAGAGTTGCTAGAGAAACACGAAGAGCAAGTCAACAACGTTGATCCCGCTCCAAGTCTAGAACCAGATCCCGAACCGGCTCCCGAACCGATACAGGCTGAACTTCAAGAGCAAGACGTTCTTTCTTATATTAGCAAACGCTACAACAAGCAAATCAATTCTTTTGATGATTTGATGGCTGAACGTTCCGACGAGCAATTGCCCGGGGAGGTATCAGCATACTTGAATTACCGCAAGGAAACAGGCAGAGGCTTTGAAGACTTCATCAAGTTGAAGGAAGACTTCGATGCCATGACACCTGACGATATCCTTCGCAGTTACCTCAAGGCCACACAGGATGGATTGGATGCTGATGATATTGATGTCATGATGGAAGACTACTCATACAATGAGGACTTGGACGACGACTCAACTATCAGAAAAGCCAAACTATCCAAGAAAAAAATGGTTGCAGAAGCCAAGCAGTACTTCAACTCTCAAAAAGAGAAATACAAAACGCCCCTTGAGTCAAGTACGGCGAACGTTTCTCCAGAAGAAAAAGAAGAATTGCAGGCTTACAAGCAATATATATCGCAGGCAAAAACTATGGATCAAGAAGCCGAGCGTAAGCGTGAGTGGTTTTCAAAGAAGACCGACGAGGTATTTAACAATGAGTTCAAAGGTTTTGAATTTAAGTTAGACGACCAAGTTTTACGATTTACACCGGGGGACGCTGCTGAATTGAAGAAAGCCCAACTGACACCAACGAACTTCATATCGAAGTACTTGGATAAGGATGGGATGATCAATGATGCAACAGGTTATCATAGAGCGCTAGCGGTAGCAATGAATCCCGAAAGGTTTGCCAAGTACTTTTATGAACAAGGCAGATCAGCCGCGACTGATGATGTTACTCGCAGAATTAAGAACATTAATATGAGCGAGAGACAATCACCCCAGCCGATGGCGAGTGACGGGTTCCAGGTTAAAGTGGTTGATCCTGATGCCGGCAAAGGCTTAAAAATCCGAAGTATCAAAAAAATCTAAAAACTAAACTAAACTAAACTAAACTAAACTACAATGGCAGTTTTATCCACCCCGACCTATCAGCTGCAGCCGAGTGCGCAGCAGGTCCCCCTATCTACTAACTACATTACCGACTTCAACTTCTTGAACCAGTATCTTCCTGATACTTACGAGAAAGAATTTGAGCGTTACGGTAATCGTACTATCTCTTCTTTCTTGCGTATGGTTGGCGCCGAAATGCCATCAAACTCAGATATGATCAAATGGGCTGAACAAGGCCGTTTGCACATTAAGTACATCAACTGTACTACAACTGTTTTGACTACAGCCGATACTGCAACTTTCACTATCAATGATGTATTGGTTCCTAACCGTGCTGCTATTGGTTTGACTGCTGGTACTATCGCTTTGCGTGTAGGCCAAACTGTTGTGATTACTCCTAACGTTGCTGGTCCTACCCAGAACAAAGGTATCATCACTGCTGTTAACACTAGTGCTGCTACTATCGATGTTGCTTTCTACGAAGCAGCCGGTATGACTAACGCATCTGCTGGTAACACTTTCACTATCTTCATCTACGGTTCTGAATTCAAAAAAGGAACTAACGGAATGCAAGGTTCTTTGGAAGCAGAAGATGAAATCTTCGACAACAGCCCTATCATCATCAAGGACAAGTATGCTGTATCTGGTTCTGACATGGCTCAGATCGGATGGATTGAAGTTACTACTGAAAACGGAGCATCTGGTTTCTTGTGGTACTTGAAGTCTGAGCACGAGACTCGTTTGCGTTTCGAAGATTACTTGGAGACCGCTATGATTGAAGCAGTTCCTGCCGTTAGCGGATCAGGTGCTGTTGCTGCTGGTTTCAAAGGTTCTGAAGGTGTGTTCTATGTTGTGAACGACCGTGGAAACGTTTGGGGCGGTGGTAACCCAACCACTTTGGCTGACTTCGATTCTATCGTTTCTCGTTTGGACAAACAGGGATCTATCGAAGAGAACGTAATCTTCGTAAATCGTGATTTCAGTTTCGACATCGACGATATGTTGGCTACCTTGAATGGTTACAATGGATCAGGTGCTTCTAACGCTGCCTCTTTCGGTTTGTTTGAGAACGACGTGAACATGGCATTGAACCTTGGGTTCAGCGGATTCCGTCGTGGTTATGACTTCTACAAGACAGATTGGAAATACCTAAACGATCCTACAATGCGTGGTGGTTTGACTTCATCTACTACAGGTGCAAGTACTGCAAACGTTATCACTGGATTGTTGGTTCCTGCTGGTTCTACAACTGTTTACGATCAGGTATTAGGTAAGAACGCCAAGCGCCCTTTCTTGCACGTTCGTTACAGAGCAACTGCTACAGAGGATCGTCGTTATAAGACTTGGATCACAGGTTCTGCCGGTGGTGCTGCTACTAGCGACTTGGATGCTATGGAAGTTAACTTCTTGTCTGAGCGTTGTGTATGTACCTTGGGTGCTAACAACTTCGTATTGTTCCGTTACGGTGCTTAATCACTAACGAAATAAAAAAGTTGATTCATTTAATCTGGAGAGTGCTGGCAACGGCGCTCTCCTTTTTAAAAAGTA